GAGCTACGGCACGTTCGACGACATCCTCGAATTCGGTCTCTACTCCGCAGGCTGGTCCTCGGCGGTGGCGACCATCACGGCGGACGTCAACTGCACCTTCGCTGCGAATACGATCACCCTCGGTGCGGGAACGTGGGACACGACTCCCTCGGTCGGATCGTGGATTCAGGTCAGCGGAGCAACCGACGACACGACCAACAACGGGATCTGGAAGGTCACCGCTGCTTCGACCACGGTCATCACGGTCGAGCAGACGCTTTCTGCTCAGGTTGAAACGGGTGCGGTGACGATCACCGAGGGAGCCGCGATCACCAACGGAACGACGCAGTCGAGCATCACGCTCGAACGGAAGTACGCGGACCTCACCAACGTATTCGAGACGTTCGTCGGCTGCGTGATCAGCACCCTCAGCACCACCGTCGCTGCGGACTCGATCATCACCGGGTCCTTCGGGGTCATGGGCAAGACCGCAGCCTCGGCATCCGCGTCCCCGGGCGACACCAGCTACACCGCTTCTCCGCAGAATACGATCATCAACTCGATCGACCATGTGACCCGGATCGACGAAGCGGCGGGGACGCAGGCTGCAACGAGCCTCTCGTTCAACGTGAACAACAACGTGCGCGCTCGTCCGCAGATCGCCAGCCTTGGTCCGATCTCGTTCGGCGAGGGTGCGGTCGAGGTGAGTGGCACGCTGCAGTCGTACTTCTCGTCGTCCACGCTCTACGACAAGTACCTCAACTTCACCGAGTCGAGCCTCGCCATCATCGCCACGGATACGGACGGCAACGCCTACGTTTTCGACTTCCCGGCGATCCGCTACACCAGCGGTCAGCGGGTTGCCGGATCCGGCAACAGCGACATCATCGCCGACCTGCAGTGGTCCGCCTTCCGCGAGGACGGCGAAGACAAGACCATGCGGGTGGTTCGCTTCCCGACTTCGTGATTCCAGTATGATGAGAGCGCCCCGCGGGGGGCGCTCTCAACTGGACACGGAGAACTTGCATGCCGGACGACCGATTCGATATCGCATTCATGCAGACCGATTCGACGAAGGAAGTCGAAGGGGTCTGGTTCGAGTACCCCGGGGGTCTGCACCTCCGCATCGCTCGCAACGGGAACCCGCGTTTCCAGAAGGCGGTGATGCAGAAGCAGCGGGACCTCAAGCAGCAGGCTCGGTTCTCCGGTGGCGTGGAGAACATGAACCCCGAGGATCTGCGCAACGCGATCATCAAGCCAATGGCGAAGTACATCCTCACCGACTGGAAGGGGATGACGGAGGACGGGGAAGAGATCCCGTACTCCCCCGCCGAAGCTGAGCGGCTCCTGAAGAAGTACAGCGAGTTCTTCGACCTCGTGGACGGGACCGCTTCGGACGTCGAGAACTTCCGCGTCGTGGAAGAGGAAACGACCCGGGGAAACTCATCCGGTTCGTCGAGTGGTTCTGCGACTACGGCGGGGACCTCGACACCTATCGAAGCATCGAGCGACGAACCGGACACCGACCCGACGCCCTGAACATCCCCGAGTTGTCGGAGGACGAGGAAGCGTACTTCGACGCATGGCTGGAACTGTCCCGTGTGCGTCCGATCGGGTTTGGCGTAGCTGCCATCCCGATCACCGAGATCGAGGCTTGGCTTCGGTTGCATTCGATCGACCCGTGGGACCGATCAGACTGGTACGGGATGATCATCTTCCTCGATTGCGCATGGGTCGCACGGATGCGCAAGAAGGAGTCGGACGATGGAAAGCACGCTGCGGCTGGCGATCAAGGCTGACAAGGCTCGAACCGGAGCCCGGGTCTACAACCAAGCAACCGACAGCGTCGTCCGGGGCTCCAAGCGAGCCGACCGGGCTCTCGTTTCCACCTCCGCGAAGATGAAGGGACTCGGAGCCACGGCGGCATCGGTCAAGGGTCTCATCGGCGGGATGTTTGCTGGCGTCGGCGGAGCCATGATCGCTCGCTCCGCGATCAAATCGATCGCCTCGTTCGAGCAGACGATGCAGACGATCAAAGGGGTCACGGGGGAGACAGGGGCGGCGTTCGACGCCCTTCGGGACAAGGCTCGGGACCTCGGAGCCGCGACCCGGTTCTCCGCGACGGAGGCAGGAGAGGGGCTGCTGTTCCTCTCTCGCGCGGGCTTCTCGACAACCGAGTCGCTGGCGGCGGTCGAAGCTACGCTGCAGCTTGCGCAGTCCGGCTCGCTCGGACTCGGCGAGGCAGCCGACTACGCATCGAACATCGTTTCAGGCTTCGGGATGAAGGCCAGCGAAACGGTCAAGGTCGTGGACATTCTGGTGAAGACCAGCAACTCCGCCAACACGAACGTCACGCAGATGGCGGAGGCGATGAAGTTTGCCGCTCCCGTGGCTGGTGCGCTCGGACACGACATCGAAGAAGCGGCAGCCGCCATCGGTGTCCTCGGAGACTCGGGCATCCAAGGGTCGATGGCAGGCACGCAACTGCGCGGAGCGATGGTCAAGCTGCTCAAGCCCTCGGGCGAGGCGGCAAAGGCGCTGAAGGAGATGGGGCTGACGGTCCAAGATGTGAACCCGGAGATGCACAGCATCACGGACATCTTCGGCAAGTTTGCCGACGCGAACATCACCGCGGAGCAGGCGACCAAGATCTTCATGGCTCGCAATGTTTCGGGCGCTCTGGTCCTCACCAAGAACATCGAGAAGCTCAAGGAACTGACCGAGAAGAACCGGGACGCAGCGGGAACCGCCAAGGAGATGGCGGACATCATGGACGACTCGCTCATCGGGTCGTTCAAGGGCCTGCTCTCCGCGGTCACCGAGTTGTTCCTGAAGATGGGGGACTCGGGGTTCACCGGGGTTCTGCGCACGGTCATCGATACGCTCCGCGACGCCTTCCGCATCCTTGGTGGGATGCAGGAAACGGTCACGAAGAACCGGAAGGCAGCCTTCCTGCTCGCCGGGACGTTGAAGTGGCTCGGGATCGTTATGGGGACCATCATCGCCCTGAAGTTCGGGAACATGCTGGTCGGCATCCTCGTTTCCGTCGCTGCGCTTCCGGCGAAGATCGTCGCGCTGACCCTTTCGCTGACACCGCTGCTCACGGCCACGCTCTCCTTGGGCGTAGCGATGGCGAGCCTCGGGTTCGGTCGAAAGCTCTTCGACGAGTTCCGTCTGTTTCAGGACATGGGCTCGGGCGTCATCAAGCAGATGGACTTGATGACTTGGGGACTCAAGGTGGCAGCGGACGACATCCCTGCCACGCTGGATCTCCTGAGCGCGCGCATCCAGAACTTCTTTGCTCAGCACCAAGATACGATGCGCGCTCCGATGGCTCTCATGAGCCACATGCCGGGTCCGCAGGGTGCTGCTGCTGGTGCGGTCCTCAGCGCCATCAACAACGGAGCCATCAGCAAGAGCGAGGCAGCCGCGGAGTTGGCTGTTCAGGAAGGGAAGCTCGCAGCGCGAATCGCTGGCGGCGGGGTCATGGGTCGCGCGAGCGAGTTGGAGAACATCTACCTCACCCGGCAGAAGGACCTGCAGGACATCGAGGACCTCTTCGGAAACTCGGAGACACGGGACTCGGGCATGTCGTTCACGGACGGTGTCGTGGACAGCCTGAATCTCATGCTCGATCAGGTCAATACGGTGACCGACTCCATCGCCGAGTCCCTCCGCGGTGCGTTCACCTCCCCGGAAACCGAAGAGGATCTGGAAGAGGAACTGGCTCGCCGGAAGAAGGCCATCGAGGATGTTCTGGCTTCGATCGATGCGGAGATCAACGGGGTCGAGGAAAACGCCGAGGGGCTGACCGCGGAACTCGTCGCCTCCGCCGAGAAGGCTCAGGAACTGGAGTCGCTCGGGGACACCTTCGTGCAGCAGGGACGCACCCTCTTCGACGACCTGACAAACGGAGCGGACAACTTCGGCGAGTCCCTGCTCCGCATGGTGCAGAACATCAGCAGCGCGATCTTCGAGATGCAGTTCCTGCAGAAGGCCAGCGACTGGTTCACGCAGGGGTTCAGCAGCGGTGAGGGGAACGGCAACCTTTTCGCCTCAATCGGTGCGGCTATTGGGTCCGCCTTCGGGGGCGGGCAGAGTCCCCTTGCGGGCGAGCCCGGGTCCAACCTCATGGGACCGCCCTCAAGCCTCGCAGGAGCCTTCGGTGGCGTTTTCGACGGTGGTGGGTTCGGACAGCGGCTGGCTCGCGGGAGCGTCTTCACGAGCCCCACAGCCCGCCGTATGGCAGGCGGTGGCGTGGCAGCGATCGGGGAGGCAGGACCCGAGGGTCTCTTCCCGCTGACGAAGGACTCCAAGGGGAACCTCGCGGTTCGTGGCGAAGGCGGTGGAGCCCGTACAATCAACCAGCACATCACGATCGTCACGCCGGACGCAAACTCGTTCCGACGATCGCAGCGACAGATCGCACGGGACATGAACCGAATGACCCGCGGACTCCCGGAGTAGCAGATGGCATTCCACGACGACGCAACCTTCCCCGAGGACATCAGCTACGCATCGAGCGGCGGTCCCGGCTACCGCACGAACATTCTGGAGCAGGACTCGGGCGACGAAACTCGGGTGGTCCGCCGCACGAGCGCACGCCACCGATTCGACGTGGCGTACGGGATCAAGACCTACCTGCAACTCTCGGCTGTCAAGGAGTTCTACATCGCTCGGCAGGGAACCGGCTACGGGTTTCGGTACAAGGACTTCCTCGACTGCAACAGCACGACCGAGGGACACGACATCAACAACCCGGACGCCATCGCCTTCGACGACATCGTCGTTGGAGTCGGGGATGGAGCCGACACCGAGTGGCCCTTGATCAAGAAGTACACGGACGGTGGGGTCACGCGGTCCCGGAACATCGTCAAGCCCCGCGCGGGCGTCCTCATCGGAGTCGACGGTGTCCTCCAGACCGAAGGCGTGGATTACACGGTCAACTACACGACGGGTTTCGAGTTCGATGTCCCGGTCCGCTTCGGCGACGACATCGACCAACTGTTCCAGATGACCGCGGAGGACTTCGGCTCGGGCTTCGCCGACAGCATCCCGCTGATCGAACTGATCGATGACGTCGAACGACCCGAGGAGTTCTTCTACGGCGGTGCGTACAACATCGGCAGCATGAGCGTGGACACCACGATCGGTTTGTCGAACGGTCGCGTGGTGGTTTGCGATCCGCAGAGCAGCGGGCTGTCGCTGAACCTCCCCGACAACACCTCGCTGCCGAGCGGCGGTCCGTACTTCTACGTCTACAACGACTCCGCGACCTACGCGGTGAACATCCGGGACAGCAGCGGCAGCTTCCTGTTCAGCGTCCCGGTCGGGTCGTTCTCCATCATCGTTCTGGTCGGAACGACATGGCACGAAGGGGTGCTGTGAATGGGGACGAACGGATCAACCGCCTTCACCCGGTTCATGGGTGGCTCGCTGGACATCACCATTTCTCCGGGCGCATGGCTCTACGCCAAGACGCAGCTTGCGCGGGTGTACCGATTGACGGTGGCGAGCGGGAACGCGGTCGTGAAGTTGCCACCCGCATACACGCACAAGATCCACAACGGCGGTCCGGTGTTCTACTTCATCACCCCATCGAGCAACGGCGGAATGGTTGCGGTGATCGACCACTCGGGTCGGCTGCCTGCGGTCATCGGTGCGGGAACCTTCTGCATCGCGCACCTGCTGGACAAGAACGACAACGGTGGACTCTGGACGATTGCATG